TTTATTAACGATATATTTGCATGTATAAAATAAAATTATTGTCAAAATCATAAATGTTAAGTTCAATAAAATCATTCATGATAACCTCTTTCCTCTTCTAATCTTTACATTCTCTCTATTTAACGCGCAGTTCAAACTATCCATGAGCATAACGTTATCTCCCATTGTTAATGTTTTTCTACCGGATTTACGTATAATGCCCTCACCTATAATGACAATGCCTACATTTTCTTGTTTTAGAATTGAACTCAAATCTGTGTATTTTACTTCTTCATATAGGTTTCTCGGTAAAACTAAATAATTATAATGACCTACAAAAGACAATTTAGCTGAACTCTTTAAATCTGCTTTTGATACTTTAATTTCGTATGCTCTAAAAATATTTTTAGTATCATAGGTTAAAAAGTCCACGATTTCATGCCCATGTGTGAGAGGCTTTCGCCCAATGACTACCTCATGACATCCACACACTCCCATTTTGTCTATGATCAGTGAATCATATAAATACTGTTCCGCTTCTAAGGTTGCTATTGATTTCACTTTTGCAACACCTCATTAAATCTTTGATTGCTCTTAGCTCTAGTTATGTATGTATGTTTACGTCCTGTTGAAGCTTTGAATGTTGTGACTAAGTATTGTGCCACTTACTCGACACCTCTTTCACTTGCACGTTACTTGCATTTCACTTAAATTCTGCTTATATTTCGGGGTTATATCACTTGCACGTTACTTGCAAACTCTATTGACTTCATTTTTGCAACACCTCATCAAATATTAGTAGCATTTTAATCGCATTTTAAATCTGAGTCTTTTACGAATTTACCATCAATCATTTTGCCTTTCCTGTTTTTGATTTCATCATAGGCAAGTGCTAAACATGTTCTTAAATCGGAACTATTTTTATATGCCGTTTCTTTAAGTAAATAGGTAATGTTTGTAATCAAAGTTTGAATTTCACTAAACAAATTGCCATTATTATTATCAGACATAAAATCTTCTAGTTTTTCACCTAAGTAAAATAGTGATTTAATATAATTTAAAGTATTAACCTCACCTTCACCGAAATCAGATAGGCTTAACGCTAATTTAATATTGCCTTTAATTTGTTGCATCATGATTATTAATACAACAAACATGTCACCTATACTATCTTTAATTAATTGCATATCTTGTTTATTTAATCCTCGTACTAGTTCTCCATGTTCTTCGATCAACTTATCAAACTGCTTTAAGGGACTTGCATGATTTATATTACGGTCAACACTCCATTGTTCTACTTTTCCAATTAATTCATCAATAGTTAATGAATTAGTCATTATTAAGCAACTCCTTAAATTTTTCTTCACTAATTTCAACATCTACTAAATTACATGTTTTAAACCATTCACTCGGTCTGTAATTTTGAATTGCATCTTCTCCGTAACGTTCCTTTAAGATATCACTCAAATTTTTTCTTCCCTCAAAAAGATTTCTTTAGCTATCTTTTTATCCGGTTTACTTCCGTCTTTATTTGCAAATAGTATTGCCTCATCTAAAGCTTGGCACCACCCATCAAATTCACCAATGTATACGCCTGATTCGTCTTTATGTTCAAATGCTAATGCTGGATATGTTTTCATTATTCCTATTCCTCCTCTACATTAATTTCATATTCATCACAATCAAATGGTACTTCCATTCTCGCAATATCATGCGCCTCATTTTCTGCTTCGTCTAAACTTTCAGCCTCGATAGTCTCTTCAATCATGCCAGTGTATGTGATTTGAATATTAAATTTTTTCATCTTCCTGTTCCTCCTTAAAACAAACTGAGTTGTTTTGCCTTTTCGAAATACAATTCGTTACTTTCAATGTAGTTAGCAAATTCTAATTTATTATTGAATGTCTTTTTCACGCCTTTAAACATCGTTTTGTGATGCCCGTGAATAAGATATATGTCATTCACTACATGAACATGAGCAACTTTTCTATCTGCTTGGTATAAATATTGTTTGCTGTCGAAAAATTGTTTAATCAGACTTTTATTTTTTCTAAGCGTATATTGTCGATTTGCTGATGCATCGCCACAAATATTATTTAGTCTTAACACCTAATCACCCCAATGAGCATTTAATTTTTTTAAAAAATTCAGCCCTGTCTTTTTCAAATTCTTCATCAACTTGGACAGCTGTATTTTGATTTTGATTGGTTAACCAACTTGGCGTTTTTTCTTTAGACTTATAATTTTGTTTTTGCTTATTCTGCATTTTTTTCGTGGCTTTATATTGAGCTTCATAAGCTTTAATTTGATCGTAGTTGCTTAAATTCATTTGTAACCAAGAATTTAAAATACTTTTAGCGTAACCCCAATTAACTTTATTTCTGTCTTTAGCTATCTTCAGTGCAGCAATCAAAATTTCATCCGAATCTTGACAAAAAGCATCTAGATAATAATTTATGTCTTCAAGAATATACTGAGTGATAAATCCAAATCCATTTTCTTGAAAGAAGTCGAAGACTTTATAATTCTTCTCCTTCTTCATATTCTTCACATTCTTATCATTCTTTATATTCTTTAATTCTTTAGTCTTGTTCAGTGTTCTGTTCAGTCTATTGTCTTTCTTTTGTTCACTCTGTTGTTCATTCTTTTGTTCACACTGTTGTTCACTTAGTTGTTCAGTCTGTTGTTTTTTATAATCATCATTATCTTGATAAATACCGTAGTTATGCACTATTATAGTTGTTCCGTTTTTTGTCTTTTTAGTGGTTATCATGGTGTCTTTTTCTAACGCATTCAAATAATTTCTAACTGTGTTTCTAGATACGTTCCATCGTTCAGATAATTTTAATTCTGATGTATGAAAAGAACCACGCTTTAAAACAACTAATTTCCCACCTAACATTACCTTTTTATCTGAATGATTGGTTAATAGTAATAAATCCATCCACCATTTTAGTCTCTTAGAATCTGTCCAAATCCAATGGTCTATAATTTTACGATGTATTTTTATCCAGCCAGCCATTTAAATCACCTCATTAGAACGGTAAATCATCGTCATTAATTTCTATAGGTGCATTAACGAATGGATTGGATTGCTGGCTCATTGGCGTCTGTTTCCCATTTACTTGCTGTTCTATTTGTTTCATCTCATCAGTTTTAGGTTCTGGTTTATTAACTACTTCATCGCCCTTATTCCAAACTTTTACATATGAAAGTCTTACAAAGTATTTACCTTGTTCCTCGTTAAACTTATTTTTCAACACTATAGTTCCGATTTTGTTAATTAATTGATTAGTGTCAAAAGTTAAATCAGGTAAGTTCAATTTAATTCCTAATCTACTAAGTAACTCGATATATTGTTTTTCTTGAAAATCTTGTTGGAATGGTGGGACAAATTGGTTGTGTTTGTATTGTTTACCTTCGTTGTTTTCAAAAATAATTGTGAAGTATCTGTTTTCTCTGTCGTTAAACTCGACATTTGCAACTTTAACTGTGAATTCTCCAGCTCCTAAAAACTCCCCGCCTTTCATGAATGCCTCTTGATTAGTTTCTTGAATGTATAGTGCTCTACCTCTAATTTTCATGATTTTTTACCGCCTTTAGTTAATTTCTAGTTTCCATTTCTGATTGCTTGAACTACATCATTAATACTAGGATTAACGAATTTTTTACTTGAAATTGTTATATTGCTAGCATGTCTTATCTTAGTCTCAAATAAATCTGATGGTTCTGCGTTAAGTACATATTGATAGGATTTTTCGCCGTCTTGTTCATTCTCTTCAATTGTCATTCTTGCTAACACGTCAGATTGGCTAATAATTGCTTTTCTAATTTGATCTTGTGCCTCTATCGTGATTGTTGGATTGATAGTGCTACCCTCATCATCTTTATCCTTATTGATGCCCTCATGCCCGCTTATAGCAAGATGAAATTGGTACTGTTCTTGTAATTTAGAAATATATCGATAAATACTTACAATTCGCGAAGCACACTCGCCCCAATCATTAAATGTCGGTTTTTTAATCTTACCTTTCATGACATTCTCAATCGTAATATCTCTCAACTTCTGAATAGTCTCTATTACTACAACATCGATTTGTTTGCCATTTTCCCTAAGCTGTTCTATAACTTTTGGTAACAATTGAATTACTGTCCTAAAATGCTCATAGTTTTTGATTTGTACAACTGCACCATCCTCAGTTACCGTTGTCCCATCTTCGTTTATATCTAGTACTAAAGCATTATTATCTTTGGTTAAAAATGTAGTTTTACCAGTCCCGAATCTTCCGTAAATAGCGAATTTATAAAACTTATTAGCATTTTGTTTGCTGATATCTTTCACACCTAGTTGCCTTAAAATATCGACGTCTTGAATAGTTTTTTCAGCCATCTATTCTCCCACCTTAACTGTGTAAGATGTTGGTTTTTCGATAATTCTAACGCCCTCTAAAATCTCGCCATTCACATCAATCAACGTGCCATTTTCAGTTACATTGAAATCTTTCTTAATCTCTGATTGACTAAGTTTTTTTGTCAATTTTACATAGTCATTCAGTCCACGTTGTTCAAGCTGTTCAATAACTTTGTTTTCGTTACTAACTTGTATCACTTTTGCCCCTTTTCGAGAGGTTACTTTGCCATATGGCGTATTTAACTTAAATTTTTTATCTTTCTCTTTTTCAATTCTGAAATACTCAATCACAAGACTTTGAAGGTATTCCTTATTACTTTGTAATTTCTCAATTTCTTTATCGCGCCATAAATTTATACGTTCGATTTCACTGTTTGCCAGTTCCTTAACTTCATTCTCTTTTGTTGTAATTGCGTCTAACTTTTTAAAAACCCAGTTAGCGCTATTTAAATCTGTGACTTGAAACCGGTCATCTTGTTCAAATGTTTCTAGTTCTCGTGCTTGTAATTCATTCATAAAACTAAACACCTTTCTTAACTAATATCTGCCCACGCATTACCGATATAATATAGTTCTTCATCCGTTCATGTGACTCTGGATATACTTCTAATATCTGTAACAACTTATTATTTGTTTTATAACTATCGTGATAATGTAAAAAATTAATAATAATCTGTGAGGTTGATGTCTGTTCGATTTCCAACAAGCAGTTTTCATTTGTTTTCTTAAACTCATCAAATAATTGTTGATATAGAACAAACATCTTTTCATTAGCATCATTCTTCATTGTTGTCATCATCCTTGTCGTCATCTATACCTAAAAATTTTTTTAATTTATACATTTCGATAACATTTGCGATATCGTGGTAATCATTTTCGTTATTCAATAAATTAGCAAGACCTGCAATATCCCCAAGCGCACAATGTGACGATGATGTAGTATGTCCATTACTAACCCCTACAGTTGAAAAAAGTAAAACGTCAAATTCAGTTTCTTTATTGATTTCATTCACTAATTCAAACAATTCTCCATTCTTTTTAGCCAATAAATCTCTTAATTCTTGTCTGCTCATGTTTTTAAATTCATTTTTCATTGTTGTCTTCCCCCAATATTGATATAATTTATTTGTTAATTGTTTTTTAATTTCTGATTGCTAATTGCCGTTAGCAATCAGTTTTTTTATTCTCTAAAAAAACTACTCATCATAGAAAATGAATATTGCAATGCCAGTACTTGCAGCAATTACCCATGCTGTTGTGAAGTACAAAAATGGCATTAAACAAATTGCTAAAATTGTTATACACATTACTGCTATGATGTAACTTTTATATGTGTTAGACATTCGCATCCTCCCTCAGTCGTCGATTATGTGTTTTTAAAATTCTTTTTAAATCCTTAATTTGTATAACTTTCTCGTTCTCTAGTTTTATTTTCAGTTGATCATTTAGAATTTTTTTCATACAATCAGCTCGTTCTGTTTCGTTTTTGAATAATTGACTATTACTCATGTGGTTAATGTCCTCCAATTCGATTGATTAACGTTTGATAAGCATCTAATACTTGCGGATAAAGGTATAACACTCTAGTGCCTACTCGTCTTGTCACTGCTACAATTTCAGGTTCATAGACTATCTTCTGTATTAGCGTTGCTTTACTTAAACCTGTAATCTCCACTAAATCTTTAATATCTACAGTTGCAACTTGCCTCTTGTATGTACTTAAGATTTCATCAACTTTCTTTTGTACTAATCCGTTTAAATAATCATTATTTATTTCAATACATATATTTTTTCATTGTTGACCTCCAGTGATTCGAAAGCTATTGTACAGTTTTCCGAACTTTTACTTTAAAAAATATTGCCCTACTTTGTTGGGCGGAATATCTAATAGTTCACAAATCCTTTTTATTTCCCATTGTGTAAATAAATTTTTACCTTTCAACTTGTGATTTATCGATGTTCTTGAAATAGGTATAGCATTAGCTAATGAATTTTGACTGTATCTATATTCATTCATTCTGTCCATTAGTAAGTTGTAATCAAATGTACTTTTCATAATATCACCTCCCTCATGTTCGGTTTTCTGTACAAACTTATTAAATCATTGTTGTTAAAATAAGTCAACTAGTTTTAATACTTTTTTTAACATAATTTGTTAAAAATTGTTGTAAATATTAGCAAAAAGTACTAATATAAATATGGGAGGTGTTCAGAAAAGTGAACAGTTTCAAAGAAAGATTACGTGAAGCTATAATTGCCAAGAATATGTCACAATCAGAACTTTCAAGATTAACAGGTATTGGAAGAAATTCAATAAGTGATTATCTTAAGGGCAAGTATGAAGCCAAACAAGATAAAATTTACATTATTGCCAAAGTTCTAAATGTTAGT